CATCTTTGAAAGACGCTACTCTTGACCTCACAGCCTTTTGGAAAGATTTCTTATAGAAGTCTAGGAAAGAAGGTTCGTCATCGTCATCGTCATCTTCCGGCTTTGGTGTTTCTGCGCCGGGCATAGATGTTGCCAAGTTACCTTGCGAGTCTAACAGATTAGCAAAGGAAGCCTTATCCGAATCTATATCACTTTGAGATTCATTTGGTATAGTACCTTCTTTATTTGCTTGAGCCAATTCTTCTTCTCTTAAAGCGAAGTCTGCTTCTGCTTCACCTTGCATGTCATCCATAGGTTGCATGTCGTCAAACATTACAGGTGCGCCACCTACAAACTTGATACCATGCTCTTCCGGATTCATCAGTGCCTCTCTCATGAGTTTATCACGAGATTGTGTGAATTGTTCACCACTGGTGTCACCACCAGCCCCTCTAAGTGCGCCAGCCGCTTTACGGTTAGCCCACTGTTGTAATTTCATCTCTTCCCCACTTTCAGTCATAATTTTCTGCCTGTGTGGTTTAACTGCCTTAATCAATATTCTTTTCATGTCATAACCTCTTTGATTCATCTCTATGTCCTAAATTGTATTCCATTGGTTTGTCACAAGCACCGCAAGTTTCACGCCATAAGAAATGGAGAAACCCACAGTGTTTGCATCTTGTTCCTGCACCGATGTTTAACACATCACCTATATTTCTATTTCGTGTGCGTTGCTGACCAGTAATACCCTTGAGAGGGTTCTTTTCGTCAGTTTTCACATCTACTGAATAACTAGTGTCTACTTTGACACCTTGCTTTCCAGCACGAGCAATGTCGCTTAGGTCTATGTTTCTCACATCAAAGCCCATCGTATCCACTCACCCTCAAGCGAGTTGATATGTTACCATTACAAAGAAATTTCCCAAGACTGGGAAAACCTCAGTGTCGATAACTGAACTTGTACTGCTCGAATCGGCTATTGCTTGGATGTCTGTCTGTATCGCTGATTGAAGTGTGGATGTATCGGTGAACTCTCTAGGAGAGAACGGTCCGAACATCTTCACGCCAATCTTGGTTAGTGCCGCCACGAGGAATCACCTCAAGAGCGTCTACCGATTGCGATAAATGTACCAGCCTGTGTAGCGGTTGTGTCAGCGAGTGTAGCATTCGCTAGTCCAGCGGCAATTCTTACAGTTGTACCATCAATCCTTACTTGAGGATTAAAAAGCACATCTTGTGTTGGTGGGCTTCCACCAGTGTCAGTAATAGGCGATTGCGCCAATACTCCACTGAAATTTGCACCAGCGAAATCAATTTCACTGAGGAAATCACTCAAATCAATCTCATTGTCACCAGCGGCAAAAGTGCCTGTCACTATCATTCTGTCACCGAAAACGGTTGGTCTGTTATCTATTGTTACTGCCATTATTCTTCAACTCCTTCTGTTTCTGTTTCTTCTACTGGGGGATTTAGATGCTTTTCTACAAGTGCCAATGCCGCCGTTTTTGTCAAGTATCCACTGCCTCTTGAAACTCCTTGTTCTTTGAGCCATGCGAGTATATCACTCCTTGCCCATCCTTCATCGGGGATTCCGTCATTGTCAGCGTCTTCTGTGACACCTTCATCTCCTTCTATTTTGAATTTTGATTCCGGTAGTCTGTGTCGGTATTGGTTTAGCCACTCTTGGGTAACTTCTACTGGTTGCCCTCTTATCCACTCAGCGTGTGTATAATCTACACCCCTGCGTGTATGGAAAGGACCTAGAAATGTTACCGTAGGCATCTAATCAACCTCAGTTGTACATCACTAGAACGCTCGTAGTGTTAGACGAGCCGCTTAGGTATTGTAGAGTAATGGTTAGACTTGATACACTTGCACCTACTGATACTGCCGCCGCACCAGTGTCAGTGGTGAATGCACCTAGTATAGAAGAAATGCCACCCGCTAGGATGATTGTTTCACCGTCTGCACCGCCTGTTACATTGATTAAAGCCATCTTTGGTGCTGGGTCGTACCCGTTTGCACCATCACTGTTGGATGCGTTGAAAGTACCCGGACCACCGCCCGGATAGGTTACATCTGCCGCACCGTCTAGCCACTCAGTAGTACTTTGTGACCCTGCTCTAAGTTCCCATGCACCTACAAGAGTTGCTGTTGCTGTTCCGCTTAATGTTAATTCTTTAGCCATATTTTTTCACCTCATTATTTTTTGATGTTCTCACTTTAGGTCACGAACTGAACCATGTCCTCCAAAGAAAGTTGTCCAAAGTTCACCCATTGTGCGGTACATTCCCTCTTGACCCAATCTGTTGATTGCGAATGGGTCGCCAGTTTCGATACCACTCTCAAAGTATTGAGTAGGGATAGCAGTGGAGAAGTATAGGTAGTCTGTGTCTAGGAAGTACATTCTGCTGATTGTGTCCGATTCAACATCCTTTGATGGGATGATTGGAACACCGTTGTATGTAGCAACGATAAATCCAGCCTCGATACCCGGTACACCCTTAACACCGTTGTAGGTAGGTGTAACTCTCTTTTCTTCCATGAATCTTTGTTGAGATTGTAGAAGTTGTTGTAGTCTCATTAATGTGTCATATCCAGTTAGGATAACCTTTGGATTTCCACCACGAGTCCAAATCTTTTGGAACAAGTCGTCAAGTTGGTCTAGTGATAGGTTTCTGTCAGTTCCACTGTTTTCATTGTGTTCTGCCAATGACCATGAGTTTGCACTTCTGTCAATGGAGTAAATGTCTTCGCTAGAACCGGAAGAAGCACCAGTTGTAACACGGTCTAATGACTCGAAATCGTTACCTGCTACTGTTGCTTTGTCCTTTGTTAGCATTTGGTTGATGTGTTCAGCGTGGTGCTTACCCATCTCTTCCTTTAGAACTGCTCTAATGTCGCCTAGTCCGTCATCTTTGTCGGATAGGAACATTGCTGTTTCGGACATGTCGAATGTGTGAACAACTGTCTTAGGCTTTGCCGCAATGTGTTGGAAGGTAGGCTTGGTTGTTTCAGGTAGTGTAGCGTTCTCAGCAACACCGCCTCCAACTGAGAAGGAAGGCTTTGCTGTAACTACTCTCCATCCACTTCTTTCCCATGGCCTCTTAGGTAGGATAGAGAAAGCGTTGAATTCTTGGTTTAGTTGTGACCAAACTTTTCTACCGTAGATTGCTTGGTATGTTCCTGCTGTTGTAGATAGCATAGGTGCATCTGCTTTCAGCAATTCGCTACCACTGTATGAGTAGCCCATTGCGTTTCCAGCACCGTAGTAGTATCTTTCCATGTCTTTGATGTTTCTTATGTAATCTCTTGCCATATTATTCACTCCCCTCTTAATGTTCTGTTAGCAAGGGCGTGAACTTCATCCCAGCCCATATTTGCCATATCCTGTGTAGAAGGAATCTCAATGTTTGAAGCAGATGCAGATTTAGCGATTGGTGTACCGCTTACTGCACCCATGTTGTCAATTCTCTCGGACAAAGCCTCGATTGACTTTACGATGTCTGCTAGTGGCACACGAGCATCGAAAGCAGATTTCTCAGCCTCAGCCTTTGCGACCTCTAGTTCGTTGTTGAATCTGTCAGCAAATGATTTTTCCAAGTCATTGCGGAAGTTTTGTTCTTTTGCCGCTTGCTTGTAAACTTCGTAAGCCGCTTCGATGTCAGCATCACTGACATTTTCACTGTTTAGGTATCCTTTGGATACTTCCGCAGGACCCATTGCACCAGCAGGTGTCTTTCCGCCAGTAGCGGAGATTGCTGAAATTGCACCAGTGGAAGGAGAACCTTTGTCTTGTCCTCTTCCTCTAACTTGTCCACCAAAGTAGTCAGCACCGTCAACCGCATCCGGGTTGTCGAAGCCACCAAGTTGTGCTTTCTCTAGGTTGTCGAAGTGTGTTCTTACACCAGCAACATCTACGCCAGCAGATTTTAGTGTGTCTTCCATCCAGTTTAGATACTCGGAGGAAATGACATCGCTGTATTCTTCACCTTTTGCGTACATCTTTTCGTCACTCTCTTCTTCTTCTTTCTTTTCTTCTTTAGGTTCTTCGGTCTTTTCAGCCTTAGACTCTTTACCTTCCATGTGTTCACGGAGTTGTGGAGGAAGTTCGCCTTTCTCCATAGCGTCAAGTCGGGCTTCTAGCCTGTTCATCAAATCACCAATTTCTGTTGTTTCTGTCATGGTATTATCCTCCTTTAAGATGGTAAACTGTGCTTCCGGGTTGATACCCTTTTCGCATATAGTTATCTCATGCAACTCCATTTTTGAAATCTCTTGGTAGTCGCCTTTTTCCATATCGGACTTGCGAACTCTCTTGAAGGCTTGACCTCCAATAGAGAATCCACGAAGGTTGCCCTTACGGATTTCGGCGGCTACTTCACGAGCCTTCTCAATATCATTGCGGAGTTTAACTACGACAAACATACCTGCGTCATCACATTCGGATTTCCACATTCTTCCATTGGAGTCTATGTAATTATCAATTACTTCTCCAACTTGTATGTTTGAGTGTGCAAGTTGAACATTTCTATACTTCTCGCTCTTCATGAAGCCATCAAAGGCATCCTTCAAAGCACCACGAGTAATCAAGTCGCCTTGCTTGTCTACTAACTCTACTGACGCATAGCCAGCAACAACCAAATCTGTACTGCTCTTAACGAGAGCAATACCGGATTCGGGGTTTCTTAGTGTTAGCATTAACCTGTGCTAGATTACTCATGGTATATTAAAGAGGCAGTTAATTCACGATAAAATAGGTTGGTCGTTTTCGTAGTCCAAACTTACCTCTCCACCCTCTCTATCACTTATTTTTAGGTGATTTAATCTTTCTTTACGGTTAATTTTTTCTTCATCATCCGATTCTTTCCTTTCACCATCAAAGTCCGGTAAGGTGGCATCATCTCTCAACTTTGTAGGTCCACGAGGCGATTCATCGGGTGTTACCATGTCTATACCTAGCCCCTTTGGACCAGTCCATGTCATTCTTTCTTTGGATATGGTATCCAGTGTGCGAATCATCAACTCCAATGCTTTCTTCTTCATGTTTGGTTTTAGTAGTCTATTCTCATCATCTTCTTCTATGATACCAGCACTACCCTCTTCCATTTGCTCTTCTGTCGGTTTCTTTGGCATATCCATCTCAGCCTTCTGCAAATATCCCTCTATCATTAATGGTGCAAGTGGCGACCAGTACGGTTGAAGGCTCTCAGCCAATATCACAGGATAGTCTGCTTTCTTTAAAGAACCAATCGCACTAGTAGGAGAATGTATCATCCAGCAATCATTGAACTTCTCATACTCATAACTGACTACATCTAAATCTTTCATGATTATTTGAATATGAGAATCGTTTACTTCTATGTCATGTGGTAGTAATACAGGTGCAAAGGACTTAGTAAGTAAGTCGAGAGATTCTGTGCTTGCCGCACCTTCGCCCTCTCCTTCGCCTTCTATCTCTTTGAATTGTACATTGTAAACAGGTCTTTCCTTTCTGTTCTTCTTAGTTACACCAGTAATAGATGCTCTAACAATGTCACCTATCTTGAATGCTCTTTGTTGGTTGTGTGCGGTTCCTACATCCATGTAGTGACTACCCTTGATTTCGATTACACGATTACCTAGTCCACTGTCATCTAACAATGGTCCTGCGCCTAGTTGGTATGTGTAAGGTCCTTTCCCTCTCCTATCTAGTACAATGAAGTTGAAATCTCTAGCCTCTCTTAGTAGCACCCACTTAGGATGTCTTCGCTCGCCCTTCATGTATGTAGACTTGTTATCTCTTAGTAGGATGTTGTCGTGGTCCTCTTTTAGAGATTTGATGGCATCTTCTAATCCCTCATTGTCTGTCATTCTAGTATCGTGTGGACCGGGTACAATCACATTCTCTTGACTATCAAATTGTGAGCGTAAAATCTTCATTCTTTCATGCATGTGCATGTCGGATATATTGTTATCATCATAATTGATGATGTCTATAATATTCAATTCTTCTTCACCGAGTATAGCATCTAATGTGTAGTTTTTGTCATTTAGTTTTTCTACGGCTTCTTTAGTTGCTTTCTTCAAGCCTTTCTTCTTACCGTTTTCATCGTAAGCAGTAATCTCTTCACCGTTCTTTACAAGTACAATTCTTTTTCCATCATACCATTTACTAACTACCCAAGAGCCACTGAATCCTCTCAAATGTTCTAAGTCATTCATGTCAAAGATTCTGTGCATTGGTCTTACAGGTGGTGTCCATGAAGCCTCATCGGATTTTGTTAGTAAAATATCGGGGTCAAGGAGAGATGTAATCATTTCTGTCATTTCACTCATGGCGATAGAAGAAGGATTATCACTCATCATTGAATAGTTTTCATAGTTCATGCTTTGATGTGCATTGTTCATGTATTGCGGTGGAGGTGCATTACTCCATACTTGTTGTCTCACATCTTGACCGTGTACCATATCAGTTAACTCATGAGGTACACTGTGATAAACACCATCTCCTACATTCGTACCAGCAACAATTTGCCCATCAGCAGTAAACTCACATCCAACTGTTGGTGTTAACTCGTATCCTTTGTGATGTCCACCAGCGTCAAATGTGTCCATCAAAGAACCATGAGCAGGGTTGGGCGCACCTACTGGAAGATTATCTATCATACCAGCAGTTTGTACAACACTTCTTTCGGGTGTGAAAATACCTTCTTCATCATCTAATACTGTTGGATTGAAATGCAATATAGTATCTAGGTGATTCTTTGTCTGTGCTGAGGTTTTACCCTTACCCTTTTGTTTCAAATCTCTCATACCATGAATATCGTTTCTAATAGCACCTACACCAGCGGCAAGCATGTCATGTCCAAACTGTTGTTGATTCATCAGCAAGTTTAGCCTACTTGGTAATTGGTGAGAGTAGTGCTTCTTCCAATCGCCCTCACTTAGTTTAGGTTGTAAAGCATCCATCGCACTGTGATAATCTTCTTGATGAAGTAATCTATTGAATAATTCATCGTTATTTAAATCTCCAACCTCACGACCTTGTAACTCTTCATTTGGTAGAAGATGTTCTGTACTCGCACCTCTTATGTCTTTGAATGCGTTATTTCTCAAAAGTCCACCAATTGTAGAAACCATTAGCGGTGTGTTGAATTTATTGCTTGAGTCTATTAGTTGTTTAGCATGTTGATTTGCTTTTGTAGAAGGCTTGATACCTAAAGCGTCAAGTACTTGAGGTACACTCATGTTACCATCTATCACTGTTCCTTTTTTACTCAAATGTTGTGCGAGGTCAGTGTGGAATGAAGACTTACCTTTATTCTCTCTTATTTGCGTACCAATACCATAATTCTTGACTGTTAAACCGTGTACTCTATGAGGTACAGACGAGATGTATCGTTGTGCATCTCTAAACGCTCTTGCGTTGTTAGCAATAAATGTGGCAGGATTACTGGCATCGAAAGCATTGGGGTCAGCCTCTAACATGGCTGGAACAATTTTGTCACGAGCGACCTCGGCTACTAACTTTCTATGACTAGATGCTACATCGTTAAGATAGTCTGCATTGATTTGCCAGTAACTTGAAGGTTTACCCATTACCTTTGTCATGCTTCGTTGTTGAACTTGTTGTAACTGTTGTGATTTTTCTGCTAATTGTTCTCTCAGCATCTCAACAGTGGTTGGGTCTTCTGCACCTGTTAACTGCTCATTGATTTTATCAATCTCATCATTGAGTTTAGTTTCTTCCTCAAACATAGGCATTGCGCCACCAAAGCCTAACATGTGAGAAATGGAATCTAACCTAGTTGGATTTTTCGCATCGCCTCTTTCTTTCATTGTGTTAGCGAGACTATCAATAGCGGAGTAAACAGATTTGATAGGTAATTCATCGCTTACAGAATAACCTAAAGTGTTTTTGAGTTCGAGTAACTTTTCATCATTTTCTAAAAATCTCAAAATTTTACTTGGGTTATTTGTATTCTCTAATTTAGCGATTGCGTTGATAATTCTAAGACCCGAATTCAATGTCTTATCATTCATGAATTGGTTCTTCAAATTTTGAAAATTAGGTAATTTAGTACCCCATCCCATATAGTCAGTAAAATCTTCTCTAGTGATACCACCCGATACAGCCTCATCGCCTCTCATCAAATCTTTATAGGACATTATTGATTTTTCAGCGGGTGTGTGAGGGTGTTGCATTTGACCTCCGAGAGTTTCAATAAAATGTGACAACTGTGCATTTTCTAGTAATCTACTGTCACTGGTGGAAGCACCGTACATCATTTCGGGTTTTGTTACCATAGTAGGTATTATAGAAACTGGGAATTTAGAAGGTTCTCTATGCTTACCTAGTTCTTTTCTTTGCATAGCATTCATATTTCTAAGAGCATATTCATATTGCGGAGAAAGACTAGACTTGTGTTCTGTGTAGTTGTTTTTATCTGTCATGCCCTCTCTTCCACCAACCACACGAGAAGTGTTGAATGGAGAAAGTAGATTTTGTAATAAATCTTGATTATAGTTATGAACAAATCTTCCGCCAACTACTTTCGATGCTTTACCTGCCTTAGTAGGTGTAGAAAGTAATACATACTCACCTATTGGTGATGTTCTTTCGGGTAAGAAATGATTAATCAGTGAGGTCATATTATCTCTTGGTTGAATATAGTTTTCACTAGTTTCACTTAAATCGAACAAAAACGAGTCACCATTATTATCTTGCGTATTTGCATGAATCGCTTCAAGATAAGTAGGTAAAGCAATACTAGCACCTCCTTTTGATTGGAAAGGGGAAGACCAAAATTTACCCGGACCAAATGTAAAGTCTCCATATTCATCTTCTCGCCAGTAAGATGCTTTCTCTTTATCGGGATGTGGACCATATACAGATGTGAAAAATCCTCTATGTTTTCTCACATCTTTTATTTTAGACTTTAATGAACCACCGTCTTTTGCCATTTGATTTATTGTCTCTAAGTCTTCTAAGGGTATGACTGGCTCATCTAAATTACCGTATAAGGGATGGTCTTGTATCAATTGTCTTGTATTAGGGTCATAACCACCTAAATGCAATAAATCTTCAAATGACATTCTTATTTTCTGTTGACTTCTTGGTATGTTCTTATTGAAATGTTTAGCAGTAGCCTCTTGAAGTTGCTCCCATTCTAATTCATCCATAGGATTACCTTTGTGTAAATCTAACTTTGGCATATGGGTAAGTCTCTTTCTACCATCTTTCATTTCATACATTTCATGCAACTTGTCAAGAACAATCTCGGACATACTCGCACCGCCCATATGCACTAACGGTGCATGTGACAACATACCCAATGATTGTCTTAGGAAGATACCTTCTCCTTGATTGTAATCTGTTTCGTTATTTTCTTGATACATGTGTGCATTTCTACCCTTGTGAGTATTTGGTCTAATAGCCCAATTCATTTCGGGTGTCATACGCATTAACGCATTGTAGGTGAGTCTAGTCGTTGGAATTGATTCACCGTTAGGTAATTTGATTCTCTTGTATTTATCCACTCCAACATCATCGAGATGTTCTAGCACAGCATTTCTTTCTGCTGGATTAAGCCACTCTAAACCTAACATATATCCCATGTGTCCAAGAGCAGTTGGTAAACCACTAACTGGGTCTATATCTTCCGAAATCCAGTCTTTTGCTCTATCATCAAAATGCCTTTCACGCATAATTTTCTCAATGTCGTTAGGCTTGTATCCTTCTTTCACTAAACTTTCTTCTTGATTTGTATTTTCCATTAGCCATCTCTTGTAATCTCTTTCATACATATCATCTTGGTGAGTAACAGTGCTACCATTTATGGAAATATTACCCATTAATGGCGTGTTTTTCTTATCGAAGAAACCAGCAGTATAACCTGCTTTGATAGGATGGTCGTGCGGTAAATGAGAAAAGAAATCCTTCTCCATTTCTTTTTCTTCTTTTATTTTACCACCAAGAGAATGACTTCTTAGCATCTCTACAAAATGAGGCATACCAGTTACGGCGTGTTGCCTAAGTAACGGATGGTTTGCTTCATGAAAAGGGAAGTTGTGATTTTGATGTGAGTGTTGCATTGTTTTTGGAAAATAAGATGGCCATGTAGACATCCTATGTTTAGGGTCATCGGGTGATGCTAAACCATCCTTCCATACATGGTTAGTAGGTTCACCGTGAGTGTGATGTGTAGCGAGAAGTAACCCCTCTCCTTCTGCTATGTCATAGTCGGCATCTACAAATGTTTCATCATCTTCTTGTTTGATGATTTCATCAGCCTGTCTTTTTAGCGTTAAATAAAGTGGGTCAGCAGGTGATTTTTTCATGTTTTCAAAAGCGAGAATAAATTCTGCCGCAGATGTTCTTAACTCAAATCCATCTGTCAATGACTTCAATAGTTCATTAGTGCAATGTATAAGATGCTTTTGCGACAATCACATCACCGCCTTCATAGCGGTCTAAACTGGGGGCAAGCCTTGATGTTTGTGCCTTTCAATTCGGGTATGTTACATCCCGATGTGTTTGTGCCGCCACACAAAGAACAAATTGTACCTGCAAATTTCTTCAACTCCTTTCCACCAGCCGCAATCTCTCTTTCTACACCGCCACCTTCATGTGGGTTTTGTGCAGAAGAAAGAGCCTCCATGTTAGCACTTTCTATGCCTTTCTTTTTTTTCTTAGCATCTTCTGTTACGATAGTCTTTCCATTTGTGGTGAAATAACCACTCTTGGTTTGTCCACCGGATTCGGCCATGAAAGCAGGATTAACATCAGTGATTTTCTCAGCCTTGTATCCCGGCTCGGCTTTTTTCATTTTACCGTGAGCCTTGTCACATTGAGCCTTTTGCTTTTTTGAGCATTCCGAATACTTCTTACCGAAATTTTTCATACAGTATTTATCTTTGGTAGCCATATCAGCCTTAGACATTTTGCCGCCGCATCCCATCTTCATACAGCCGCCCTTGTCCATTTTATCACCACAAGAAGGGCATTTTTCATCGCACTTACAATCATCGCCTTTACCCTCACATTCGGGGCAGTTCTTCTTGGCTTTTTCCAGTTTGTCTATTCTTAGTGCTAGTTCACGAGCCTTTTTCAAATAAATTGCTTCTTCAAATCTAGGTTTCATTGCTTCACCCCTGTTTCTTGTTCTTTGGCTGTTATAGCCATTTCATGAATATCTTCCCATGACATACTGTGGACTTGCTCATTAGATAGAGATGAGAAATCATTTCTTGACTTTAGGATAGTATCATCAAGCCCTACATCACCTCTAAATGGGTCTACTGTCAAATCAGCAGTGAGTGGAGTAGAAACAGGAACAAGACCCATTTTTCTAATAAGAGATTTTGGATTGTTTATCATTTGTTTCAATGCTTCATTTTCTGCTTTTAGAATGTTAAGTGTGTTATCCATAGACTCCATTTTTGTGATAAGAACGCCGACTAAATCTGCCGCATTTGGTTCTTCACTCATGTAGTCCACCTCAAACTCTTCTACCGTATGAACCAGCACTTCTCTTGTAGTTCTTTGCTAATCTGTTAGAAGACATGAATCCAAGTCTGTTACCGGATTCAATCTGCACATTGGAAGGTTCTTCAAACTTCATGACTGGTACACCACCAGCGAATATATCTCTTGGTCCAACTGGGGTAACTACATCGCTTTTTGCGATTTCGTTTTCCAAGTCACCAGCCAAAAAGTCGCTGAGTTTCTGTACTTCTGTCAATTGTTGCTTTGCCATTTGTGCATCGCCGTCTTCTAGTGCAGTAAGGAAAGCCTTCTGTGCTAGTTCCATTTTTCTTGCCATTGGGTGCATTTTTAGTAAGTCCATATCTATCCCTACTGCTTATCTCATACCGTATCCATTTAATAACATTTATGCGCCTCTAATATTTCTCGATTGCATAATATTTTCCAAATTTCTCTCTTGAATGGATGGCTGTGGACCTCTTTGTTGTACACTAGACACAGGCGCACCGCTACCGGGTGATGCTCTTCTTTGTGGTGCGGCAGGACCTCTATTTCGTATTCCCATACCTTGACCTCCCGGTTGTGGTGGAGGCATGATTTGTTGCATCATCTGTGGAGGCATCTGTGGACCAGCCCCTTGCATTGGAGGCATCATACCCGGAGGCATACCCGGAGGCATACCCGGTGGAGGTGCGCCACCCGGAGGTGCGGCTTGTTGTGCTTGCGGTTCGGGCTTTCTGTAAACGAATCTAATGTCTCTATCAGCAGTGTCCTCTACTAACTCCGGTTGGAATCCTAATTGTGCCATACGCTGTGCTACATTCAATTCTTGTTCGTCACGCCTTAGTCTTGTAATTTCATCTTCTTCCTCGTTTGGATATAGAGTCAATTTCCAATCCTCAACATTCATCTGCCTTAGAAGTCTTGGGAATAGAACTTGAGTGTAGACTTTTTGACCGAATTCTACTGCCCTGTTGGTAACAAGTATTTGCAGACCCTCATTGTTCAATCCGCCGGATTTACCATTGTCTACCATAAAGATACTAGATACACCATAGAATGCCGCCATACGGTTTCGTATTTCATCTCTTACAGCAATATACTGCATTTCTTCAAGCGTATCCATGAACTTGACCCAATTAACGCCACCACGACCAGTACTGGATTCAATACCAACCTTTGGAACATAGTGAGGGTCACGCTCCATCTTTTCGTCAACTGCCTTCCAAAATGATTTCATTGATTCTAGGTTATCGGTAGTTACTGAAACAATACCTTTCGGCATTCTTCTCTTTTGATATGCGGTGTAAATGTAATTATCCATTGCAGTTAAAGTCATGGCTTGTCTCCACATTGTATTGACTGGGCTTCTACCGTACAACTTAGACGGTTTGTATTTACTGACATGTATGACTTCACCCTCTACGAAATATTGTGTCTTACCACTTCCAGCCATGTTAGCATAGTGTACATCATGTAATTCTGCACCACATATTTCACAAGTCTTGTCTTCTGCGTGTGTCTTCACTTGGTCACGGTGTATCAAACATGTACGATACCTTCCACCTCTTACACCACGCTTGTCAGCGATGATACGCATGAATATTGGGTCGCCTCTCATAATTTCTTTGACTCTAAAGAAAGCAACTTCTTTGGTTTCGGGGTCAATAAAATACTCCTTTACAAGAATCAAAAACGCATCGTCTACAATATTCAAATCGGATTCAATCTCATTTAGCACATTGATAAAAGACTGTTCCATACTGTTTTCTTGTTTCAATAACCACTTAGGATATGTAAGTTCATCAATGTCCGGTTTTCTTACCGGACCTCCACATTCTTTGCATTCGTCTACTTCGCTTTGATATTCTTCATCGCACTGTGTACACTTTACTGCAAATTTCTTTTCCCAGTGGTATCCTCTACGAAACATTTCTTGTCTTAATTTAGCAAGAATGGTTCTCAAAATCAAAGACTCATTGCTAACTGCAAAGAGAGCAGGGATGGTGATACCTTGTGCCATTACTGGTTCTTGAATACCACTAGTCCACAACGGCATGGTTGGTGTAGGAGTATCCTTTCTCCTAAACGGTCTACTTAAGGTAGACAAGAAACGGTTAATTCTACTTTCTTCTGCCATCACAATCCCTCAGCGTATCCACCTATCGTGTCTGCATTAATTCCCCACTTATTAAGTAGGGAGTCGGCTTTACTTTTATGTTCTTTCCAATTGTTGTATGTTACTAACTGATACAACTCCGTCTTACGCATTGAATCTTTTTCTTCAATATAAGACAACATAGCCTTTGCTTGTAGAGACTTTAATCTAAGGAACGGTGTAACTCCTTTTAGTAACTCTCGAATAGAATCTTTTGATGAGAAAATAAGTCTGTGAACTGGCTTGACAGTGTTCTTAGCAAGTTTTTGGTCGCTAACTATTCTACCACATCCAAGCATCTTTTGTAAGTCTTCACAGTGTCTTTTACCATTCTCTCCACTGGCAACAATAGTAACTCTAGGGTCGCCTCTTTCGCTGATAAATATACTACCATCAGCATCTATGAAGCCTGCGGCATACGCCATTGGGTCTTTAATAATCAAACCACTAGAACCCATTTTTACAAATCTGTTACCAGTTTTGTATACATCAACTTCTTCTCCATACATTTTGAGAAGGGCAGATATTTTTTGTGTTGTCATGAATTTATTGAACACTCCACTACCTCTACTAAGAATCTCACGAGACTGCATCTCTCCTTCTTTTTCTAGTAAATCGGATATGAAATATAGCGAATCTTGCTGATGTTTGTTCAAAGTATCAATCTGTGAAAGTGTGTTTCTCCACATTTTTTGTGCATCTTTCTTCATTTGATTAGCCTCTACCCACTCTAACTGGTCATCCGTAGACCAATCCGACTTTTCATTGAGCATTTGTAAAACTGTGATTGCCTTGAGAAACTGTTGACATGCTTTTTGTAAACTAGTACTACGAGATTCACCAAACTTGCGTAGTGATTTCAATGCCTTATCGTCAATACCTATTCCACGAATTACATGTTCTATTCCATTAGACCACGATAGAGATTTAATTGTACTATCTATTTCCATTGCCTTGATACTTCTAATGTCTTCTATTATTGCATCATATTCTGCTTTATTCATTTTGTCGTGCCTTCTCATCTTACGAAACATGCGTATGATTGTGTTTGCATTCTTTCCATACTTTGTTTCAAACAAACCATCTCCATTGAGGCTCGCTGGACTAGTAATCTCATCTACTGTAACAAAATCAGTCTTAAGAATCGGTACACTAGTATGGTCGAAGTTTGGATGCTGACTAAGATTTTTAATCACAAAGTCCGAGTATTCGTCATCAAAAATAAGCGGAGTATCGTAATCATCACCGATTAACATACTACCCCACATAATGACCACTCAAATGACCTATGATTTAATCTTTCTTCCCTTTTACAGCCACTTTCTTGTCTTTCTTTGGTTTAGCAGTAACAGCGATAACCATTACCATTCCCTTCTTACCTTTCTTATCATTCTTCATACTTTTCACCACCGTTGGTTTACCACCGACACCTTGCTTCTTTGCTCGCTTACGCTTTGTAGCGGCTCGCTTTTGACCTTCGCTCATAGAGCCACTAGTCTTAGGTGTCTTGGAACTTACTTTTACACTTGGTCTGCACTTTGGATAACCCTTCGAGGAAGTCTTGGCTTTACTTCTACCACAAGGAGGATGTTTACCGTCTTTGTCCTTGCGAGATACATCTACCCACTTCTCTTTGAACCAGCGGTTTAGGTTCTTGATTACAAGAGTGTCATGGCAGGTGCATCTTTCAGTCATTCCTTTCTCACCCACGCATCACAAATATGGTCAGCCATACAATTGAAGTCGTACCACTTGCAGTAACCAGTCTTAGGGTCATCCGTTGCAGAACTATCCCATGCCTTACATGTACCACAGTTTTTCTTGAGTTTCATTTCTTCCTCGGAAGCCTCACGATAATTAGGAGCATCACGCTTTGCTTTTAGAAAAGCCATGACATATTCAAAATCTATCATTTCTTCTTCCCCTTCTTCCTAAACTTACCTCGGCAGTATTGTACCGCCCATCCATTAGCATATGCTGATGGATATACCTTGAATTTACGCTTTGCCGCCGCTTTACCTGCTGGGCATAGTTTCTTCTCCAAAGAATCCCAAGCACTCGACATTCCTACACAATGACCGCATTCACAACTTTTTATCATTAAAATCCCCACTCTTCAAACGGATAAATCATGGTATCATCCAACCATCTGCTAGGCTTGCTTCGCTCCTGTGTGGTTTTCCACGCATCCAGTCATCAAAGCCGGGTAGCACATCATCTAGCAGAACTACGCTACCCTTGAATTCTTTAGTGGCCCAATTAGCCAAAGCAAGACTCATCGCCAAGTCATCGTGCGTACCTACGGATTCTAGTCTGCCGTTTTTCTGCATACCAAATCTGTTCAGTTCAGTTTCTAACTTGTGTGTGAACTCTCTACTTCGCTTGTCACCATATGGAGTTTGTATTTGTCCTTGTTCAAATGCCATCAACAGTGACATGAACAGGCTCTCTTTACGAGTACGGGTTGTCATGAAAGTCTTGATTGGTATGTCGTTTCTCATCTCTACCAATTCTGCTTCAAACATACGCTGGAAGTTGTTACCTTCAAGTTCAATCAAATCCGGCTGGAAGCGATTGTTCAGCATTAGTATCTGTTTCTTTTGAGCAAGGCTTCCCATCCCCTTCTCGTGTACGATTCCCACTATCTGTTTGATACCTTCACCCGGAGGTATCCTCATCACAGTCATGGCCGTAAAGTCTGCGTTTTTGTCGGAGGCTATCGCAGTATCCCATCCGATGAAGTGTTGACCGAATACACCGGCTACTTCACCATCAGCATTGTATTCTACCTCGGCTTTGTCAAGCAAAACCAAGTCAGTGTTTCTCGCTTTCTCTAGTAGTTCATTAGGGAACATACTTGCTACATCGTGAATAGGCTCGCATAGATACTCACGAGAGAATTGTATAGCAGGCATAGTCAAACGCCTTTCATCTAATGCCTCAAGATTCCATCTCTCCGGCCATAGTGCTTCACCGTTTGCGTTAATTGCTGGGTAAGTTTCTACTGTGAATGTCTCAGTCTGCTCTAATTCAGCGTACAGGTCATTGTAACTGAAAGGTGTACCGACCATCATCAGTCTACCTGTGTGGTGCAGTACAGGAAGTAAAACACCGTAAAACCAATCTGCGGCTCTTTGTAATTCAGTACCAGTAGTACCCCACAAAATATCGTCACACAGAACAACATTCGGGTGGAATCCACGAGTACCACCACCAACGGACTTTGCCATAATACGGCTTCCGTTGCTGAACTCGAAGTATGTCTTTCTCCACGGTCTACCTTCCGGTATCAAATATCTCAAACAAGGTGTACCCTCTATGTTGTTACGGATGAATCTCATGTGTTCAAGAGTCTGCTCAAGAGAGTGAGAGAAAATCATAATGTGTGTACCCGGTTGAAAAGCCGCTATCCAAAGAGCATAGGACATGAAGAATACAGACTTGCCGTGGTCACGACTCGCCTTAACACAATAGTATCTGTTCTCAGCCAGCCCCTCATCCCAGCACTGGTGATGATAAGAATAATCGAATTTTAAAATATCATTAAAAAAATACTTGAATGACTTCGAGGACATTTTTCTATCCATGTCCATGATGAACTCATTCATGTCTGTCATAAGTTCACCTTCTATGTTTTAGGAATGTAAATGTAATCGCATTCGCTACATCCTCAGCAGTCTGCTTGTGGAAAATATCACCCATTTCATCATATACCATATCTACATAAGATGCATTTTTTTGTGAGTTTTGTGCTTGTCCAACAACTCTACCTAAACGCTGTAAATCTTCTTCTGTATTTTCATGATGTTGAGGGTGTGCGCTTTCTTGTATTACACCAGCAGTATTCTGTGTAGCATTAAATGGTAACGGTTGTTGTACTCCTGCTAGTGCTGAACCTATTTGTTGTGTTTCAGGTGCTACATAGTCGGGTGGTGCTTCCGCAGGGCTTTGCATTGGTGCTTGTTGTGAAGGTATATCTACTGGTGGTCCACCAAATAGTGTACCTTGTTGTCCAGCCGCAGGTTGTTGTATTAGAGTAGGTAATGGTATTTGTTGTACTGGTTGAGCCTGCGGTTGTGCCGCTATCTCAGCCTGTCTTTGGGCTTCCCTTCTCATTCTTTCTTGAGTAACCTGTTCTGCCGCCTGTTCCTGCATTCTACGCTCGTTTTCAGCATCATTTAGTTTCATTCCCCTTGTAGGGTCAAGAGCCGCATACTGGTCCATTGCACCAAACGGTGCAGATAAATTACCTGCTTGTAGTCCATAAGCGGCTTGATTAGCGGCTACTGCACCAGCCCCTATCTTACCTGCAAGACCAGCCAATGCGCCCATTCTTTGTGCGCCAGTAGTGCTACCAACTCTTCTTGCTAAGTCCATAAATGATGGACCGCCCCTTTGTCGGGGGTCAATCATGTATGATACTCCACCAAAAGTGTTGGATTTGACTAGTATCTTACTCATATAACATCCCTCCTTTTCAGTAGGTCAAAAGCACCGCCCATTGGATTGCTCTTGTTAAAGAATGGAAGTAATGTTTGCGCTGGGTCAGCCAATGCTTGTTGCGCTCTCATCTCAACAGGAGAGAGTGGGTCATCAGTTATAGGCGCACCTGCTCTTCTTGAACCAGCAATATCCAATACTTGTCTAAACTGTCTTGGGTCAAGACCAGCAAACTGTGGTCTTAGTTGCTGGAACTGTTGTCTTGCTGTGTGTGGGTACGATGTTGGCATAGCACCCATAGGAGGTTGAGGTGTCCTAACAGGAGGTTGAGGAAGTGACTCGCCGGAGGTTGGAGAACCGACAATTGGAGGCAACTGACCTGCTAGGACATTCTGTTGTGGTGCAGACATACTTGGGTCGTATGCTGATGTAGGTGCATATTCATGCGGGTGATGAAGGAACTCTTCCATATGTGGGTCAAGTCCTGTTTCTAATTGCCCTGTTTCGGGGTTTATTGCTGGGAAATTACCGACATTCGGGGAAATCAATGGAGAAGTAGGTATATCTCCTAACGCTAATTTAGGTTGTATATCTCTAGCATTTGATTGATGGTCTGCTAATGCTTCCAATACATTTCGGAATCTATCAACTTGACCCATTAGATTTTCATTAGAGTACATTCCAGCCGCACGAAGTTCATCGGGTGTTATTGAGTGTTCACCAAATGCGCTTCTGTCCTCAGCCTCACCGACACCGGACTTTCTTGCCAATGCCATGATTCTTCTAGCAGATGAGTGCATACCCTTTCCACCTTTTTCACCAGCAGTGAAATGTCCTAAGTGGTCTTCATGACTTAGACCTTCTTCGCCGCTACCGTACTTTTGCATCATATAATCTTCTAGTTTCTTGAAATTACCTTGATTACTCCTACCGAAAAGATACATCATAGCAGGTACATGCGACATGTCTTGGATAAGACTTCTCTTCAAATCCGGTGTAGTTAGTATTTCTCTCAGTGGTCTAGTAATCATCTGTGGATTACCCATTGTACCCTCATTGATTGTAACTTCAACATTAGGTATGTGTTCTACACCTCTTTCTAATGCTTGATTAATAATTGATTCAGCCTGTGCGTACAATCCTCCTTTGTGGTCCCAAGAGTGTACTTTACCCTTTTTACCTAGTGATTCTTTCAAATCGGGATGGAAGAATATGTCGGGTAAATGATGAAGAGTATTGTATGTGAATACTGGTGTAGTATCACCAAAGTAATCAGTAGGAGATTGCCTTCTAGCCTCATCTGTTACGGCGGAATCACCAATAGGTTTGTGTAATCTCACAACTTTACCAATCTCATTATCGGGGTCAAGAGAGTGAACGGTTCTTTCTACTGGAAGATAAGGATATTTCAAGAAGTTTAGATTACTTTGCATTAGTTCGTTTCTTGAGAATCCCATATCTACTAACGCTCTCAATAATTCAGCATGAAAAGGAATAGCATATGATTCAACAAATCTACCAAATTGATTAGTTTGGTAATTCTTGTTTGTATAGTTAGTAATCTTTTTACCAGCATTTGTTCTTGTAGGTCTTGTATGAGTAAACGCATTAGTTTCTTGGTTATATGCAGAATCACCGCCCGGCAAAACATTTGCATTAGTTTTTCTCCACTGTGGAGAATCGAAATTATCTAATGCGTGTGTATCACCATCTGTGTGATTATCATTGAACTCTTCAATAGCATGATTAATCACATCAACTGGGTTTACTCTTGAACCTCTATTTTTCAAAAATTCTCCAAGATGATGAGCCACCGAATCTATACCGTGTCTGTGGTGAGCGAACCCAGCATCAAACACTTGCTCTCCATGAGGTCCTACTTTGTATTCACCGTCTAAGACATTACCTTGTCCATCGTGAGCAAATGGTGGCACATCCGGCTGACCTTCTGCTCTTAGTGCATTGACTGGCGGATTTCTAAGATAAACAGGACCATCTTGTAGGTAAGCGAGTACACCTTCCGCCTTGATGACCCTTACTTTCATCCCATATGCCCCCTGCGTGATACAATATGAGCAGGGTCAAGACCGAACAACTTTGCATCTGTTTCTGTGTTTTCAGTTGGTCCATCGGGGTCTTCATCATCAGTTGCCCTTACTCCAACAGGGTGTCCGGGTACTAGTGCTTCATCAGTTCCTTTGATGTTCTTTTTGATTTTTGCTTCCTTTTCTTTTGCACGAATGAGCCTTCTCATCAATTCAAGCAACTCCATTCTTCTTGCGAAGTTTGCCTTTAGAATTTCACTGTGCGCTCTTTCTTCGCTCGCCATGATAGGTGCTGGCATACTTGGTACAGATGATTGCATTTGTGGCATCATTGGTTGTGGAGGCATTGGTGGCCTCATCACTCTAGGCATTCTTGGTCTTCTTATACCCATTTGTCTTAGAGAAGGTCTTGTCATTTGTCCTCTTTGAGAAGGTAAGACACCGCTTAATCTTCCAGCACCAGTTGGTCCTGCTATGTTCGACCTAGCACCATATCTTGCGTGTGGAGAATATACAGTTCTTGCACCACCGAGAATCTTTCTTGCCTCGGATTGTCCTTTGTATTGTGTGTACTTTTGTGGGTCTTTACTCAACGGTTGCTTCGTTTGAATACCCCTGTGTGACATCTCGACAGAAAGGTGAGGTTTCATCAAACCTGTTTTCTTTCCACCCTTGATACCACGCATACGGGCTTTGAATCTTCGCATTGTGGAACCCTCCGGTGTCATACCGCCCGGAGGTGTCTTGAATTGTCCTGTGCTTGGTCGGAATTGTTGTCTTGCTTCTCTTCTTCTTCGAGATGCAATTGTCTTTGGTGTCTCTCTCTTTAACAACTCACTCCAAGCGTCAGTCATTGGTTCACTCATAGCAATAGGTAGACCCGGACTCATTGCGCTTCCAGTTCCACTCTTCGCCCCAGTAGCGAGGTCAAGTAGTGTACCTCTACTTCCGGCAGGACCACCTTGAAGAGACATTTCACGCTCATCATCACGCTTGTTACCATCATCAAGCCCTTCTTCTTTGGTTTCTTCACCAAGACCTTGTGATGCACGAATTTTGATATGTTTTATTTTAGAACGCTTTTCCTTGCGCTCTTCTTCTTTGCGTTTCTTTTCCTCACGCTTTTCCTCATTGTATTCGGGTGACGCAGGATTATACTTACCCTCGTCTTCATTAGCCGATGAATACATCTTGTCGGACTCGCTACGGGGCGAGTACATACGAGTGTCCGAACCTCTTCCCATCATTGGCATTATTCAGCCCCCATATTTTCCATTAATTGATTCTTAATCCTAGACCAAGTTTCGGGGCTTTCTTTACCCAGTTCAACTTGTAGAATGTTGAAGGTTTGATTGACTTGTTGACCCTCAGCCTTCGCACCCCATTGGTCTTGGAAGCGTAGCAAGTCTTTGACAGTTTCTCTAACTTCCTTGTGCAAGGCAACAGCATCTCTTACGAATCCATCTTCATGAACAGTGCCTTCGTCAAGCAGTTCGCTCAGTTTGTAGTTTAATTTTTCAGCGTTTGACCTCAATAGGTCTATTTCTTGCCCAGCGACTAATGCTACTTCCACTGCCGCAGACTTTTGCACTAACGGTTGGAAGTGGTGTTTCATATGATGATATACATTATCTTCACTTATTTCTAATTCACTGGCAATTCTTTCTATGTTACTTCCATCCTCAAAATAGATTCTCTCGTAATCTGCTCTCAGTGGTGTAGTACAAAGCGCACAACTTGTGTTTGAAGCCATGTGATACTCGCCCATGTGATTGCGAAAATGACGGTCAGTGGTGTTTGTTCTCCAACCCATATCTTTGTCCAGTTGCTTTGGAGAAATGTAACCTTGAAGCAGTTGTTCCTCAAGATTGTCACGGTCTTCATGTGTGCAAAATGCACATGAGCGTTTTACAACACGCTCTCCGCCCATAGCATGGTTAAACAATGGTTATTCAAAACGATTATGGTTAAATAGGTGCTGGGCAAATCATGTGGAAGGGAAAGAGAATAGCGAAAGTGCCTCTCACAAAAGAATCAATTGATAGTTTGAAAATGGCTATCAGTGACACGGCTAAGGGTCGATTTGCACCCGCTATACTCAAAGATGAAAGACGCAGAATTTGTCAAACATGCCCAAGTAGAAGAAACAACCGTTGTCTCGAATGTGGATGTTTTATTAACGCTAAAACAAATTTGTTCAACTCTAATTGCCCGTTAAACAAATGGTGACTATTTGGTTATTCTAGCATATACTGTTGAAAGCATAATAATTGATGCTATCATAGCAAGCATCAAGTAAGAAGCAGTAGAAGAGCCTAGAGACTGTCCTTTAAACAATATGATTACGAGTATCGTAAGAATAGCAGACAAGAATTGCACCATTATCATGTCAACAGTAACGCTTCTTGTAGGGTTCAAAACATCTAGCGTTGAAGCCGCCACTCCACTCGGCATGTATCTTCTTTCATCCATATTATCATCTCGTACCTAAGAAGTTGCCCATGAACTTACCAGCAGTTTCACCAGCCTTATCCATTAGACTTTCATCTTGCATCAAGCGTTGCATTGCACCACTCATTGCAGATTGTTGAGCCATTTGCGCTATTTGTTGCTGTGTCATCTCAGCCTGTTGAATGTTACCTTGTGCAGTGCCTTGCATTGTAGCAAACTCAGCCTTGATGTTCTCAGCACTCATTGTTTGAAGATGACTTGGTAGTTTAGTAATATCTAGTTTTAATCCACCAGCCTCTTCGTCTTCAATGAATACTGCGTTCTTCATAACCTCAAGAACACTTAGACTAACCACATTGTTGATTAGTTGTACTAGCGTAGCCATTTGATTACTTGCGATAAACCTGTCAACAGGAACTATTCCTCTCAACAAAAGAATCTGCATTTCCATTTCACTAGGAGGTGCTGGTTGTTGATACATTTGTTGTCCAAACTGTTGCTGTTGCATCATACCGGGAAATTGACCCGGTACAGGTTGCGTTTGTGTCTGTACGCCCAAATTGAGCATACCGTTGTTCATTGGTTGTTGGTTATTATTGCCGAGTCCGAGCATGTTACTCACCCATCAGTGTTACTTCCTCAGTAGGGGCTTGGATATTAACTTGCCCATTCATCATTTGTTGAAATGCAGGGGTCGGTTGGTTCATCATTGCTAGTTCTTGCTGGAATATTCTAAGGTCAAAAACAATCATAGTGACATCATTCATTCCATTTTGAGGGTTTTGATAATGCAGAATGTTGATACCTTTTGTCCTCTTAGAGTCTTTTTCTAGTTCAGCAAAGAATCCTTCGTACTTTTCTAAGAATTTAGGAGTGGGGTCTTTTCTTTTGATAGTCGATACTGGTACAGTAACAACACTAACTCCTTTTCTCACATGGTCACGCAATCTTCTTGGGTTTGCTTCACGAATTTTCTCTTCTTCTGCCTCCCACTTACATAGCAAATGATAGAGATGTAAATGTTCGGGGCAATATGTACCTCTCATTTTTCTACCATTTGTGACTTTTTCTTTCGCAATAAACGCTTCATCTTCACCTGTTACTGGATTTTGCCAGTACAATTCCCAAAGAGATTTTCCAGTTTCTTCATCCTTAATTTTATCATACAAGTTATCATATTTGATTAAAGTAGCACAATCGCATCCATCAACGACACAAACATTTGTTTGCTTGTTGTATCTATGTTTACGACCTAAGAACATTCTTGCCGGATTGAAAAAGTTTCGTTTTGAAGGCATAAGAAGTTTGTAAGCCTGTTTGATGTCTTTTCTTCTAGCCTTATGAGGGTCGGGATGTCTACTTGGGTAGAAATTTACTTTAGGAACTTGTAAATTCTGTTCAGTACCTATTTCTTGCATTGCTGTTTGCGCTAATGCTTGGTCACTAAGGGCTTGATGAGAAAGCACATTGTTACCCTGTTGACTCAAAGCATACAAATGCGCTGTGTTTACTTCTGCTAAATTGTATCCTTGATTCATTCTACCACCTCTATTCTTGCCGCATAGCCATTGTCAGTTTTTACTATCTGCCAAGTTACCTTATCGCCTACTTCTATCTCTAACATTTTAGCAACCCACATCGGTATGACAGTTCTTACGCTATTGCTTGCCTTACCAACTGATACTATTTTCGTTTTATCCATATATCTCACCTATGTTGTCAAAAGACTTACCATTGTATTTTCAACATTCCACCCTATTCTTGTAGCCATGAAAGATTTTCTTGTAGGTATACCGTTCTTTTGTAGCCTAATCAAATCATCTCTAAACGGGTCGAATATCTTGTGTTCTCCTATTCTGTCTTGCCCCCAAAGCATTGCGGCAGTTTCGTCAAAGAACCTATCTGCTTTGTTAGCAACTAACATAATCAGTTTTGGAGAATATCTTTTTCCTTTAATTTTACTTTTCAAACTACGATAACGATACTGCTTGTACACTATTGCGTCTACTAAATATTTGAAACCAGCAATCTGTTGTAATGCATCATCGCCACCTTTTACTGCTCTATCATCAAATACATAGACAACAGCCTCTACTTGTCTTGATACCATATCATCTACCCATAGATTCCAAAATCTCTCTTGTCCACCTATATCGGATGAAAAGACTACTCTCTTTTCTCCTTTCCATGCTACTCTTTTTCTTGTCGGTTTAGGTAAGAGAAATTTACCCAGTAGTTTTAGGTGTGTTGTTCTATCTTCTTCATCAATCTCTTCCATCTCACCCGGAGTTGTCATAAAACGGTCAAGTGTAGTTTTACCAACTAATCCTGCGCCGTAAATGCCGACCTTGCGTGGACGGTATGAGTTGAAGACTGCCTTTCCCCAAACCATTGCACCAACAAGTGCCGTACCTGCTGGTTCAACCATACAACCACCCGAATAAGAAATTCGCTAAATTTTCTACCTTGCCGTAAAACCATTCTACTGTACCCTCCCATACGGAGTTTCCCGTTTGTAATTCATAAAAACTTGTTATCAGCACTGCGATGAACCCTATTATTACGGTTCTAATCCATCCTAAACTTTTTTCGTAATATGTGTCAAGAGTATTTTGAGTATGCATAGCCCTAAGCGTTGCTTCCGTAGAATCATCGGAAGGGGTTTTGAATATGCGACCCATTTACATCACTCGGTTTTGTATCTCTTATCCGGCGTTCCATCCTTCTTTAGAGGTACTTCTTCCTCTTCATCTTTTATTCCTAGATTAATTGGCTGTTTTATTTCCGCTTGATGAGTAGGAGGATTTGTGATTAATTTATTTTCATACTGTTTTACCAGTGAGGGTGAGCCACCTTGAACGCCCCATGATGGAGGCATCTTACCGGGGTTGGACTCCATCCAGCGCAATTCAGCCTCTAGTTGTGCTTCTTGCATCCTCAACTCCATTTCTGCTCTACGATTATCGAATGTGCTTTGCATATTCTTGAATCTGCTTTGCCTTTGCCTTTCGATATTTTGCATCTTGACTCTTTCTTGCATGTTCTGTTCAAAGAACATCTTAAAGAAATAATATGCTATTCCTTGTATAAAGAAAGCGGCCATCGCATAAGTAAAGCCGTTTACCAGCGCATCATCGTTATTCAACCATATGTCCGAGTCGAATACTCCGATTGCTAATCCAACCAATGCAGACTGAGTAAGTATCAGTCCGAGTAGTCTTATTTCTGCTTCCGAGTGATTGATTTCATCCATTGTCCTCAGTTATGGTCAACTGAGAGGTCATCATAAAGATTGTGTTCAAAATGTTCGCTTTGTTCAAAATGTTCACCACTTTGTTCATTCAAAATGAGCAGAATGAGAATGTTCATTTTTCATAGTACTACTACTCTTAATATTATATTATTATAATAAGGGATATATTGAACATTAGGCAATCGAAATGGTCATTTTTAGTGAACACTTTGATGAGCAAAGTGAACATAGTGAACAAAGTGAACAGTGTCAATTGTCTTTGCGTACAGCGATTTTGCTAGGTCTAAGTGTTCCACGCTCTTTGAAATGTCTTGCTCTATTCTCATGTTCACCTTCAAGAGTCAACTTACCACCCTCGGTGTGACTAACATCCATATGGTCACCGCTACCGTAGATACCACGCTTCCTGCGCTCACGGTTCAACTCTTCACGATACTTGACTCTCTCAGGCGTAGATTCATACTTCTTGTCATATTCGAGTTTATGTTGTCTCGCTTCCGGACTCATCTCTCGCTTCAACAACTGCATAGCGATGTCCATTGGTTCACCGGCTTGGAATAATCCAGCCTGTTCAAGTTGAGGTGCAGTCATTTCTGTTGCCCCTTGTTGCTTCCACCATTCAGTAGATGAAGGCACACTCATACTTGGTATGTGACTTAACCAATTCATTGCTTCTTTATCTCTTTGATTTTTAGGGCTATCATACTCTCTCATGCTAGCGACTCTAGCCATTTCCAAAGGCTGTATATCATATGGTAGTTTTAGTTGTACAACAGAATCCGGCTCTAGTTCTCCGTAGTGGAACCCTTCACCCAATCCTTTAGACCCCTCAGTTGCCTCTCTCATGAATTGTGGTTGTTCTAATATTCCAGTAAGTGCCATTGGTCTATTTCGACTTGCAGTAAAATCGGGTTCTCTTAATGCTTCTTTTACTGGTGGATGCATAAACTGTCCAGCCACTACATTTTCACTTTCAACAGGAGTCATAACCATCTGTCTTTGGGCAAGATTGTATTTAGGTACGAATTTATCTTCTTCAAATAAACCTGTAAGTGGCTTTGGTTTATTTATCATCCATGAAGCAAAACTACTTTGCGGTAAATCGTATTTTAATCGCTGTAAATCTTGCTCCCAATCATAAGATTGCCCTCTACCTCTTTTCCCACCACTATGAACTCTAATTGGTTTACCAGCAGATTCTAAGTATTCTCTTGGTATGTATCTAATTCCTTGCAGGTCGGGCACTATGTCTCTTATTTCTCTAGGACTATATGCAGTGATTCTTGGTGCTTTTACCACTGATTGATTAGGATTGAAATTAGGATTGAATAATTGAGGTGCGTTCCATGTATTAGGTAATCCTAACGATGCCGCCGCTGGGTTATTCATTTCTAATCCTATTTTTTCACCTCTTTCGGAATAAGCATCTCCTACATTGTTTTGGAAATCAATCATATTAGATGCTTGTGGACCATACATTGCACTCATCAAACCTCTTGTAATTCTATTCAAATTAGCAGGGTCAACAGTGCCATCATGTCTACTACTCATATGTATTTCGTGGTCAGCATTCGCTTGAAATTCTCTTCTTATTGCTTCCCTTTCAGCATCACTTAAAGCAGGGTTCATCAAATTAAATTTAGTGTTTTGACTCCATTCTTTCGGCACAGCACCTAAAGCCTGTCTAACCTTTCTATTTTCAGTATCGGCAATAGTTTTTGGAAATAATTGTTCTTGGATTATTTTATTATCATGCCCCTCTATATCGTATAATGTTTTGTAAGGATTTCTTTGCCCCCCTTCCATTGGGTAATTTTCAGCCGTTAAGGGTGGAAAATCTTCTCCTAATTCAGCCAGTCTTTGATTCAATAAATTTGTTCTTATACTAGAATTTTTCATTCTTTGTAAATACTTTTCATAATCTAATCTTTGCATATCTTGTCTACCATCCCAAAGTTGCCTGTAATCGTCTATTTCTTCTGTGTATCCAACATCTTGTAAATGTTGAAGATACCTCGGACCTTTCATTTGTGTCACATAATCTTCAAATGTTGCAGGTCTTTTTGAAGCATTTCGCCATTCTTCAAAAGAAAGTGGACTTCCAAATTCCTCTCCCGATTGTGCTATATTGAAAGGTAAAACCAATCTTTCCGGTGGAATACGACCCAAAGCCGCCGCCTCTATTGGTTCTCTACTGTCTGTTCTCAAGAATGCTTTGTCTTCCGGCTGTGCAAATCCTCTAATGCCTACATAAATCGGTTTTCCTCGACCTCCCGATTGATTCATTGTACCCCTTATGGCATCTAAAGTACCTACTGGGGCTACAAATGATGCCCCCGATTTTACAGGAATAGGAGTCATATCTCGTAGATTAGAACTTTCTTCCCAATCTAAGGAATCGACTGTTAATCCCGGTATCAATCCATAAGAAAGAAGATTATTGAAAGCATCTTTACCCATTTGCTTAAAAGCAGTTATTGGAGCAATAGCACCGGGTTTTATTCTACCCTCTTCATCGTAAGGATTTTCGGTTGTTAGTCTAGGAAAATGTTGCGGTAATGTCGTTTGCACACTCGATTTTGGTCGTATTAACTTAGGGTCAACTAATCTTTTACCCTGTCTTATTACATTTTCAAAAGGCTTTGCGAATTTTTTACCATATCGAAACAAAGGGTCATCTATAACAGAATCTAATCTATCATCTAATCTAGGCACAAACACCGCATTTTCGGGGTCAAGAAGTCTAGGTCGGTATCTAGGCTTATCAAGCAACTCTTGTGAAATTTCATCTGCTCTCTTTTTATCTTCAACATTTTTTAGTTTAGGATGTGTATAAGGTGAATAGTCAAGTGCCGTTTCACCACCTTCATCTAAAGCCCACGGCGGAGTTTCGGACTGCATTGTTTCTAAATATTCTTTGAAAGATTTAGGTTTGGAAGGGGCTTTTTTGATGGCTACGCCCCTACGCATGATATGTTTTAATTACGGATAATTTAAAGAATTATCGCTCTATGGGAGTCTCATGGCGTTACCAGCAGTATTAGCAGGTGCGGCATCTGCTATTGGGAGGGCTGTTGCCACTCAAGCAGGAAGAAAAGCAGTGCTGGAAGGTGCTAAGAAATACGGTAAGAAAGCCCTAGAAGCAGGCAACACAAAGGCTGGACAGGCTCTTACGGCAGGACAAATGGCTTCTAATGTTGGTATGCAACAGGCAAATCGCCAACAAATGCAACAGCAAAACATGGTAAATCAAAATCAACAGATGGCTCAAGCGGCAAAGGCAGGCAGTGAAATACAAACTAGCGAGCCAATGGACTTAGCATGGCGTATGCTGAAAGGAGAATTACAACTTCCTAACGAAATCAGTGAAAATATGCGCCGTGACCTTGCAGTACTAGACCGCAATCACACATTTGAAGATACAAGTGACGGCACTATGGTAGGAAATATCCACCCGGACATGGAACATGTCGTCAAATTACTCACCGGAATGCAGGAAGATGTTGATGATATAGCAAAACCAACATATACTCCACCCCAATTCTACTACTGATGGGGATTTGGGATGTCACTGTTGAAAGGAGTAGCAAAAGTTTGTTTAGCGATTATTTTAATGCCGTTTGCATGGTTGTATGAGAAGATTATCAAGCCTCTAGTAGAGGACTTAATCATGATTATCTTTGGCTAATCATCGCTGACCGAATATCTTGAAAGGTGTCTCATGTGCGCCTTGAGTTAGTTCGGCTGGCAGTTGAGTCTGCACCATTTGAGGCTCTTTAGGTGGTAGATTGGTTATCTGCAAAGGTTTTGGCTTTGGCTGTTGCCTCGCTCTAGCCAATGCCTGTGCCAAAGGTCCTTCCGGGTCGCCTATCATTGGCTCTTGCTTGAGTAAACTCCACGCCTTATCGAATGCGCTCATGGGGCTGGGATGGAGTCACGACTAAAATAATTAACGAATTTTTCAGCGGTAATTAACTTCTGCTCGTCAACACCTGTCTCAAAGCCCCACGCATGTAAATGACGCACCAGTGTCGAGGTAGAT